AGCTATCCGAGATGTCACACTTGCCCTTGAAAGTACCTCGTCGGTTGTTGTTGCGCCCCAACAGTATCAGGCAACTCGTGATGTCACGTTGGCCCTCGAATCAGCTTCTTCGGTTACTATCGCCGCTTCTCAAACCCAGGCAATACGAGATGTAACCCTCGCACTTGAATCGACGTCATCTGTTACGGCCTTTGGAGGCAAGACAGGAAGTGTTAGTGTTGGCCTTGCACTAGAGTCGGTCTCTTCGGTTGCGGTTGCGACATCGGTTACTCAAGCTATACATGATGTAACGCTGGCCCTTGAGAGTGTCTCCTCGGTTGCGGTCGTACCTCAGCAGTACCAAGCTATTCGTAATGTAACGCTAGTCCTTGAGTCCACCAGTACTGTTACGGTTGCTCCGCAGCAGTACCAGGCTACACGTGATGTAACGCTAGCCCTTGAATCTGTAAGCTCGGTCACAGCTGTTGGCTCCATCACTCAAGCTATACATGATGTAACACTCGCCTCCGAGAGCACCTCAACCGTTACTGTCGCCCCACAACAGTACCAGGCTACGCGCGATGTCACCCTTGCGATTGAGTCTATCAGTTCGGTAGAGGTAGTTGGTGCCTCTAGTGGTATCCGCAACGTAACCCTTGCACTTGAGGCTGTAAGCTCGGTTGTTGTTGTACCTAACGTAGCCCAAGCAATTCATGACGTCACTCTTGGGACTGAATCGACCTCTACAGTTACTACTACGGGGAGCATGTCACATGCCGTTTGGGATGTGACTCTTGGCCTTGAGAGTACTTCAAATGTTTCAATAACGGGTACTTTGCAAGGTGCTGAAATCACTCTGCACGTTATCTCTCGATCCGAAGTCAATGTCTTCGCGCAGTATGTTGTCCCTTGGCAGGATTGGGAAGTTGAAATTGAAGGTATGCACCTTCGATGGAATGGTTGGTTAACATCTCCATCTCGTAAGATAGAAGGTCTTGAGTTGAATTGGCATGCGGCTAAGGTAGATAATCAATGGGCGGCGACATTTGATGACGACGATTGGAGAGCCCGATGAAGAAGTGGGAGATTAGTTCTGCTTCAACGGAATACGTTCCTGCGAAGATTACTGCACCTCATGACCCGACAAGTCTTGTAGTAGGGTTTGCTTTTACCCTTACAGATGATCTTACAGGAGCAGTTTGGCGTTCGGCTGTTTGGGAGACCCCTGCAGAATTACAAGATGATGGCAGCTATCAAGCGGTGGCTAAGAGTCTTGTTGGGGCGGGCGGGACGGTTCTCGCCACAGGGAATTACTCCGTTCACGTTCGTGTAACGGACAATCCTGAGATCCCGGCCAAGAAGGTCGGAGTGCTTGAGATCTACTGATGGCTACTACTTTACAAGACGCACGAATTGACGATCCTCTATTGCAGGCTCGCTTGACCCCCGCAGGTCTTGCTAAGCTGCACTCAGAGAATCGTTGGAAGCTATATGCCCATCTCCAAGTGGTGAACCGCAAGTTGGTGGAAGTAGGTGCGGGACGAGTAAAGCGCCTCATGGTCTTCATGCCTCCGAGGCATGGTAAGAGCGAACTGATCTCGCACTACTTCCCCGCCTGGGTCCTTGGTAACTGGCCTCACAAGCATGTCATCCTCGGGTCATACGAGGCTGACTTCGCTGAGTCATGGGGTAGGAAAGCCAGGACTGTTCTTGACGACGTTGGCGATCAAGTCTTCGGTGTAACGTTGGACTCCAAGCAGAAGTCGGCGAAGTCCTGGGCTACCAACAAGGGCGGAAGCATGAACACCGCAGGCGTTGGCGGCCCCATGACTGGTAAGGGCGCGCACGTCCTCGTCATCGACGACCCAGTCAAGAACTTCGAAGAAGCCATGTCCCCCACGCAGCGCAAGAGGGCCTGGGAGTGGTGGCAATCGGTTGCCTATACCCGTCTAGAGCCTGGTGCTGCAGTTGTTATCATGATGACGCGTTGGCACGAGGATGACTTGGGCGGGCGCATCCTGGCGGAGACTGATGAAGAGTGGGAGATCGTCGAGATGCCTGCGATCGCTGATAGCGATGAGGATCCTCTCGGGCGTGAGATCGGGCAAGCTTTGTGCCCACAAAGATATACTGAGAAAGACTTTGAACGCATTCGCAACTCAGTGGGTAAGTACGTATGGCAGTCCCTCTACCAGCAGAAGCCCAGCGCTTTCGAGGGTTCCATCATTATGAGGAAGTGGTGGACCTACTACGTACAGGAGACGTTGCCCAAGAGCTTTGACGAGGTTATCCAAAGCTGGGACATGACCTTCAAGGATACTAAGCAGTCCGACTTCGTTGTTGGTCAAGTTTGGGGGCGTCGAAAGGCTAATAGGTACCTACTTGATCAGGTACGCGATCGAATGACCTTTACTGAGACTCAACGTGCCGTCGAACGCCTCTCAAAGAAGTGGCCTATTGCAAGGAGGAAGTTGGTAGAAGCTAAGGCTAACGGTCCGGCGATCGTAGATTCCTTACGCAGTACAGTATCAGGGTTAATCGAGTACGATCCTAAGGCTAGTAAAGAATCTCGCGTGTTCGCCGTGACCCCCGGCATTGAATCAGGTAATATATGGATACCTAATCCGAAAGTTGCCACGTTCGATGTACAGGAGTTCGTCGATGAGTGCGCAAGGTTCCCTACGGGAATGCATGATGACCAAGTCGATGCAATGACGCAGGCCCTCTTGTACTGGGAAGAGAACAATATGAAGGCTTCGGACCTGCTCTCCGTGTGGGAGGAGGATGATTAATGGAATTTCCTGCGGGCGGTAAAATGCACCGTTTTCTGGATAAGTTGGGACTTACGAAATCGTTCCCTGCAGATGGCACTCCTTATATCTACAATGTAGGTATGGCTAGTGCCGATGGGGTCGGGCCGGCCACTGATACGGAGTCGTATCTCAAGCAATATGGCAACGCTGGTTGGGTCTATATTTGCGTGAACCGTATTTCTCGAAAGTGCGCAAGTACCGATTTAGCCCTCTACACGACCGATTCAGATGGGACTAAGCAGTACGTAAAACAGCACGTCTTCCTTGATGTCATGGCGCGACCCAACGACATGATGTCTCAGATGCAGCTACGCGCACTGTTACATCAGCATCTGGGATTGGCGGGTGAGGGCTTTTGGTATGTTGTACCGAACATCATGGGCGGCCCGGCCCAAATCTATCCCCTAATCCCTTCCTTCGTTAGTATCGTTCCTGGTGGTAAGAAGGGGCAGATGGTTCAAGGGTATATCTACGATGTAGGTGGGGAGAAGGCTTATTTTAAGCCTGAGGAGATCATTCACTTCTTCTATCCGAATCCGGATCCAGATTCCTTCTATCGCGGTGCAAGTCCTTTGTCGGCTCTGAGGTACACACTTGCTGCTCACTCCAATGCTGAGATCTATAACTACCAGTTCTTCCGTAATAACGCGCAGCCTGGGGGGTATCTCTCAACTGATCACGCGTTGGATAGGCAAGAGGTCAATCGCCTCCGTAGGATGTGGGAGCAGCAACAAAGAGGCCAGTCCAACTGGCATAAGGTCGCAGTTGCAACGAACGGCCTCCGCTTCCAGGAAGTCGGACTTACCCACAAGGATATGGACTTCGTCAATCAGATGGACAATGCTCGTGAGACCATCTTGGCGGCTTATGGAGTTCCAAAGTCCGCTGTAGGTCTTGTCCAAGACGTGAATAAGGCAACGGCATTGTCTGACGAACAGAACTTTGGTACTCAGACAATTGGTCCGGAGCTTGCGTACGTTGCTAGTACATTGAACACGTTCTTGATGCCGCAGTTTGGTGAGAATATCAAGTGCGAGTTCTTGAACATCATGCCTCGGGACGAGGCCCTTCTGCTTGAGAAGCATAAGACCTATGGGTCTATGGCTGTAATGACCATTAACGAGGTCCGCCTCGATCTTGGCCTTCCTCGTGTGCCTTGGGGTGACGAGCCAATCATTCCTGTGAACTTCGTACCTTTGAATGGGCATCCGCTCTTGAACGGGGGAACTCAGGATCCATCTAAGTCTCCCTCACCTCCAGGTGAAAAAGAAACGCCCGTCGGGGATAATGGGAATGGCAAAGAAGAAGTAAATGAAGCGTACTTGGAAAGCCTAGTTAAGGGCATTTATAAGGAAGCTAGGATAGGGAGTGATCATGACTGAGGCGGTGGTGGAGAATCAGCTCGGCCACAAGAATTTCTATGCGGACTTCGTTGTCAAGGAATTCGATGATGAGGCCAAAATCTTGTCCTTCCGGGGCACCACTGAAGAGGTGGATCGTGGTGGCGACATCATGATCGCTGATGGGGGAGACTTCGGGAACTATTCCAAGAATCCTCTCTTCCTCTGGGCACATGATCATTCTGGGACTACGTTGCCTATTGGAAAGGCCCTCGAGGTCACGAAGATCTCTGGTGTGGGGGCTGATTTCAAGATCCAGTTCGATGCCAAGGATCCTTTCGCAATGGAGGTGTATCGCAAGTACAAGGAAGGGTACTTGCATGCGGTCAGTGTTGGAGCCCTTGTCAAGAAGGCGGAGAGGCGCCTTGGAGAAGATGGCGAGCCTATGTGGCCGCCTGCGTACAAGTATCTTGAGTGGGAACTCCTGGAGCTTTCAGGCGTCCCGATCCCTGCAAATCCTAACGCCCTTCGCAATGCCTACCGTCAGTTCGAGGAGTTCATGAGCTATTCTGATGGTAGTCAAAGCCCTGAAGAGGTTATGAGTGAGCTTCTTCAGTCGGACAAGGCTGAGGAGGTGAAGCACGCGGTGGAAGATTGCAAGGAGTGTATCCAGAAAGATGCTGCGATCGAGGAACTTCAACTTAAGTTGGTTGCTTATGAAGAGGCAGAAACAGCACGTAAAGCCGAAGCGGAGAATAAAGCCGCTTCAGAGGCAGGTGTCGGTGCCGAAGACCAAGTCGGAGACGATGCAGCGGGCGCTCTTCGAGAGAGGCTCGGAGAACTCGGACTAACCGAAGAGGAAGCCGTTGCACTTTTTGCGTGGCGCAGTGATACTATAGAAGAGGAAGATCCGACGGAGCAGATTGCCCATTACATCGATGAGCGTCTGCAGTACCTGGCCGGCAAGGCCTGGAAGTAAAGGTGAGGTGAAGGATGGACGCTCTCGAGAAGGCCCTTGTTGATCAGGGAATGACGGCCGAGCAGGCCTTTGAGCATCTGAAGAACTTGGCTGAGGTCAAGAGGCTTGCAGATGAGGGTCAGGATATCAAGAATAGCAACTTGAAGCAGCTCGTCGATAAGGTTGTCGACGAGGCGATCGGGAAGCACATCGAGGTCAAGGACGTTACTCCTCCGGACGCTCCTGTGGATCGGGTTCCTCCTGAGCTCGAGATGGACATGTGGCTGGCTGTCAAGGTGGCTGGTAAGCATCCGTCCCAGCTCAACGCCGTGAAGATCGCTGAGGCCTATTCGAGTCAGCGCGGGGTCGAGTATAGCGCCAAGCTGATTCAGAAGGCCCTTGATACTGCTGACACCTCGACCCTGGTGCCTGCGATCCTGCAGCGCCAGCTGTACAGGGATATCGAGAAGGAAGCGCCGTGCATGGCAAACTTCCGCGTTCTCGATATGCCGAATAACCCTTGGGAGATGCCGTATCAGGCTTCGAGCCTCACGATCTACGGTGTCGACGAGTCCACGACTGATACCGCAACTGCTGTTGCTGGTAGCGATCTGACGTTCGACAAGATCACGTTCAATGCCAAGAAGCTTGGTGCTCGTGTGTTCTGGAGCCGCGAGCTCGAAGAGGACGCCCTGATCGCGATCCTGCCGGTTATCCGTGAGGATCTCGTCCGTATTACGCGGAACGGTTGGGAGCGCAACTTCCTCTATGGCGACGAGACGACCGCCAACACGAACATCAACTTCGAAGGTACTGCGCCGACTACGACCGCCGGTGCAAAGGATCCTTGGCTTCAGTGCGATGGTATCTTCCACAGCTGCCTGATTACGCACACCGGGCAGGCCCTTGACGTGAATGCCGCGATCACTGATACCCTCTTCCACAACGTGCGAAAGAAGCTCGGCAAGTACGGTACCAATCCTGCCGATCTGGTTGCTATGGTTCCTCGTGAACTTTGGTACGACATGGTCACGATCACCAACCTCCTGACGCCTGACAAGTACGGCGCAGGCGCCACGATCCTTACGGGTGAAGTTGCCCGGATGTTCGGTATTCCGATCGTCGTGTCGGATGGTATCCCGCTTACGGATACGACCGGTAAGATCGACGATACCCCCGGCGACAACGTGAAGAAGTCGTTCACGATGGTCAACCGTAACTACGGTGTGATTATCGGCCGTCGAGGCGACATGAGAATCGCGATGGAAGATGTGATCGACACCGACCAGACCAAGGCCGTTGTGTTCAGCCGCTACGACATCCAGTTCCCCTTCTGGGGTGCGCTGGCTGTCGGCTACAACATCACCTGATAACGACTAATCGAGAGGGGGTCGGGCCAGTCGCCTGGCCCCCTCTCAGTGTAAAGAGAGGTGAGGAATGGCAACTACGGTAGTTACTTCAGAGTGTCAGTCTCCGTTTACTCAGGAGATGAAGTGGAAGATGCCTCAGGTCTGGGATATTAAGATGTCGTTGGTCGAGGCAAATGGTACGGCCCAGGCGGGCATGGTCATCGTGCCTCCGATCGTCAACAAGTCCTTCGTGCCAACCGAAGTGATGTTCAGAGTCGTGGGTGCCAACGCAGGCGGCGCGACTCTCCTCCGTGTGGCCGACGAGGACAACGGCGTTGTTCTCTCCCACGTGGTGGCAGACTGCACCAACGGTACGTGGGTCAGCAGGACTGGCGGCACCCCAGTCGCTACGAGGCTCGGCTTCCCCACAGCAACTGGTAAGGGCCTTAAGTTCCAACCGACCGCGGCCGATATCACGGGTGCGATCACCGAAGTTCGTGTCATCGTCAAGGGTTCCTACATCGATGCGTAATAGGCGGTGAGGAGGCTCCATGGCTACCGCGAAATGGTATAAGGTGCTAACGGAGCTATCGTACCCTGCTGATTCGGCGAGCCTTCGAAATGCCCGTGAGGGTCATATGGACAAGGTTACCATGAAGAAGGCTCAAGTAGGATCGATCGTCAGCGATATCCCGGCTGATGCAATTGAAGGTCTGCTTAAAGATGGGGATATCGAACCGGCTAAGGCTCCGAAGGCTGAGGAGAAGGAGGGTTGATAAGTGGCTAAATATAGCTCAGCAGACATTGCCTACCTCCTTCTCGGTCAGTACAACTTGACCAACGTCTCGAGTAAGCTCGAGGACAGCGTTGAGGCCCCAGTCGAGGACATTACGCCTTTTGGGGCTTCTCAAGCAGTCGTTTCACGCCCCACGAACTTCAAGAAGTACTCGATCATGGGGCATGAGGGTTGGTATGATGATGCCGCTGACAGTATCAACGCTGCTATGGTTGGCATGAACTCCACTGAAGAAGTCTTCATGTTGGCTGCTCATGGCAATACTGTTGGTAAGCAGGCCATCTGTACTAGAGGGGCAATCCGTGCCGGTTACAAGAGGGGCTTCGAAGTGGGGCAGTATCACAAGGCCTCATTTGATCTAAGCGTTTCTGGTAACATGCACGATGCCTATATCGTTACTGAGCTTGCTGCCAAGACAGGTACCGGCAACGCGAACAGTGTCTACGTTGATCTTGGTGCTAGTGGTACTGGTACTTTAGGCTTAACGATGTATATCTGTATCACATCATTTACTCAGAGCACCTCGAGCGGTCTTACGATCACGGCCCAAGATGCTTCATCAGTTCCTACCTGGGTGACGCAGTGCACATCCGCTAACATCACGGCCGCAGGCGGTTACTATGTCATCTCTTCGGACATGACCGTTAACCGTTATCTCTCCTGTAGCTGGGCTTGGGGCGGTACTGTTGGTTCCGCTGCAGCCACATTCACAGTGGCCCTCGGGGTCAACCGGTAATAAAGAAGGGAGTTGAGTAATGGCTAAATACAGTAGCCCGAACCTAACGTTCGAGATGGCAATCTCGGATGGCGGTGCTATGACTACTGGGTTCTCCCAGTACATCACGAAGTTCGGGGAGATCAATATCACTCGTCCGCTGATTGAATCGACGCCCTTCGGTGCCGCGATCGCTCAGTACTTGGTGAGTATCTTCAAGAAGTATGAGCCTTTCACGATCGAGGGGTTCTATGACGATACGGCCTCGACGGGTCCGAACGCTGTCCTGAACATCGGCCAGTATACGAACTCGACCACTCGTCAATTCTCACTGACGATTGGCGGCTCAAAGACCATTACGGCGAACGGTACGACAGGCGGTCTGTGGATCGTGTCTTACAAGCGTACGTTCAACGTTGGTGAGTATCACGGTTACTCCTGCGAGCTGCAGGCATCCGGAACGATCAGCGAGGCGTAAACCTCTGCCCGAGGGGGAAATAGCATGGCTGCTCCAAAGAAGATGAAGATGGTTAAGACGTACAGTTTCATGGAGGGTAACGAGATGATTACCCTCAACGCCGGGGACATCGTCGAAGGTAAGATGTTGGCGAAGGTCAAGGAAGGTCATAAGGACTTCCTTGGCTACATCGATGATGACCTCGAGGAAGATGACGACGAGGGGCGTGTTAAGAACGCCAAGTTGACCGAGGCTGAAAAGCCCGCGAAGCCTAAGGACGAGGACCCTAAGGATCCTGACAAGTCAAAGGACGCTATTAAGCCTGTCAAGGCGTGATCTAAATGGCCGTCACGGTAGCCCTCTCCACCAAAGCCTTCGTTACCAAGAAGGAGATCCGTGAAGCTCTCTTTGTCGATAGTGCCGAGGTTAGTCGTAGCGACGAGGAGCTGAATACCCTTTACTGGATGGTTAATGATGTCTGCGAAGGTGTCGAGGCCTTCTTGAATCATTGTCCAGTCATTCAGCGCTCCTATACCCAATATGATGACGGCGGGGGAGAGTATGTCTTTATGACTACTCTCCCCGTCGTCTCAATTACTACCGTAACTGAATTGGGTATTGCACTAACCGATGGTGCTGAGGGTTACGTCTATGATCCTGACCTTGCGGCCATTCGAAGGGTCACTGATGATGTATACAAGTCGACAAGTTTTGCCTCCGGTACTAAATCCATTGTCACCACCTACGTAGCCGGCTATGGCACACAAACTCGGGATCAGAGTGGGGAACTGGTTTCTGTTTCAGACGTCCCTGACGATTTCAAGCTTGCCTGTTATATTTGGGTTGAGCATCTATGGAACAAGGGACCGGCTAACTACTCCCCCGAGGTAGGCGTCGCAGTTGGCACGCGCGCAGCAATCCCTTACTCCGTTAAGGAGATCCTACGCAACCGCGTTCTCCACGTACACTGGATTGGGATGGAATGAAAGTTCAGATCTTTGCTAAGTGGACGCCTCGCGATCCTAGTGGCCGCTTCCGAGAATACCTTAGTACTGGCTCTGATACGTGGTACGAGGTTATGATGTGGGGGCACGAGCAAGTCGCCCAACTTGCGGCTGATGCTGCTCCTCATGGTCCTATGGGTACTCACTATCTTGGGGAAGAGATGTTCCTCGGTGGTGGTGGACGCTCTATGGTATCGGATAGGGTATTTACGGTTGAGCCCGGTGATCCTTATGGGCCTCAGGCTGGTACGGCCGGTGTACATAGCACTCCAGATGATCCCATAGCTGTTCATGGCGGGAAGTACTATTCCCTTATGGACTGGGTTATCGCAATGGGCATGGAGAAGGATGCTGCGTACGCGATTGCCAAGAGTATGAATTATACAGGGCCTGATTATATGGGAGAGGCCTTCGCAGCTTCCAGGGAAGTCGTCGTCAATATGGGCCAGAAGCTTATTAATTACGTCATAATGTCACTTGACTGATGTCTCATAACCTTCAAATCATTGCTGAGGCGATTGGAGAAGTCGCCCAAACGATTACCGGCATTTCAAACGTAGAAACAAAGCCAAAGTTTACTGCAGGTAGAACCTTGCCTGCCCTCTTCGTTACCTACGAAGGTTTCCGCCAGAAGCCTATGACCTTTGGGCCTTCCTGGAAGATGACCTACTCCTACAACCTAACTTTATACCTAGCCATTGACGGTGCCAATATGGAGACCCAATGGGATTCCCTCCTTGAACTTTCAAATGCTCTAGCTGATACTTTTCGTAATAGCTTCACACTAGAAGGTACCGTTTTCAAGGCGGCGATCCTCAATGGGAAGACCATTATTCAGATTCCAAAGAATCCTACCTCTAGACCAAAATGGATTGGTCACCGCTTCGTGCTAGAAGTTTCAATGGAAGAATCCTGAAGCCCGATAAGGAGATACCATGTCTGTTAAAGATACCACAGTTTCTCATAAGGTTGACATTCCCCACGAGCCTGGAGAGTGGATGGAGTTCCGCGAGCTTGGGTGGAAGACGCTAGAAGCTGCTCGCGAGATTAGATCCCGCAATTCTCTTCTTAACGTTCGTGATCTTGGGCCTGAATTTCTTAAGAGCTTGACCAGTACCGAGGATAGCCCTGAGGTCAAAGAGGTTCCTACTGATACCTATGATAAGGGGACACTCTTAAGGACTTCGATCCTCAACTGGTCTTATATCGTCCCCTGTACCGAGGCTAATATCGACAGCCTTGATCCCATCACCGCCGCGTGGGCGTTCGACGAGATCATTAAGATCCATTTCCCCACGGAGGATGAGGCGGGAAAAGTCTCAGAGTCTTCGAACGCGCCCTCGCAGGGGAGTCTGATCTAGTTCCAGTCGAGTGGATAATTGGCCGAATGAGTGAGGAGTTCAATTGTACTCCAGATGTTGCTGCGAATCTCCCCTTCGGTCTATGTTCTCGAATCATGTCTTTACGGGACTATGTGGCAGCTCGGCACTTAATAGAGAGCACCGAGAAGGCTGAAGACTTGCAAATGACCCCCACGGTAGAAAAGGTCTTGAGTATTCAGGCAGAGCTGGCTATGGCGAAGCGGAACGAGGCTTAAGTGCCATACGAAGATGTCATCACTATTAGGGCGATTGATGAGACCAAAGCTGCTGTTACGTCAGCAATGGCTAATATGCGAGCTCTTAATGCCGCAACGGCTGCCGCATCTAAGCAGGGCGTAGTTGGAACTCCTGCTCAGAAGAAAGGCCTTACTGAGTGGATCCATAAGAACCAACTAGGCCTTCGTATGATTGGTCATGACGCTCAAATGGTAGGCCAGTCGATCTTCCGTTGGATTACTGTTCCTATGGGTGTAGTGAGTATCGTTACAGCCAAGATGGCATATGACTTTAATACTGCCATGACGAAGGTCCAGGCCCTTACGGGTACTTCTGTTAGGATGATGCAGGACTATAATGAGGCTGTTCTAGACCTCTCTAAGTCTACAGGTGTTGCTCCAACAGAAGTTGCTGAGGGTCTGTACTTCATTGCCTCTTCTGGCTTTAAGGGAGCTGAAGCCCTAGCGATCCTTGAGCAGTCAACTAAGCTCGCAGCGACTGGTATGGGCGATATGATGTTCATGGGGCAGACTTTGACCTCTGCTATGACTGCATGGGGTGATGGAACTCTTAGTGCTGCAGCAGCCGCAGATACACTTGTTGCTGCGGTTCGAGAAGGTAAAGCTGAGCCGGATGAGTTCTCTAGATCACTCGGCCGCGTTATTCCCGTTGCAGCTCAAGTAGGGATTACCTTCCAAGAGGTTGGCGCCGCAATTGCTGCAATGACTAACATCGGTCTGAGTGCCCGTATCTCAACCTTTGCTCTACGTACTCTCTTGACATCCTTCTTGAAGCCTCAGAAGCCTCTTATTGAGGGTTTGAAGGAGGTGGGTCTTACTGTTAAGGATGTCGTCAAGCAGATGACTACTGATGGCTTCTTGCCGGCAATGGAGACCATCTATGAGGCTACTGGGGGTAGTGCTGAGAAGATCACCCAGATGTTTACCCAGAACGCTGGCACCGCTTTCTTGGCCCTCTTCCGAAGCGCGGACAAGACCAAGAAGATCTTTGACGAACTAATCAATAGTGAGGGCTCTGCTGCAAAGGCCTTTAATGTAGCCATGCAATCTCCTGCTGCCCAGTTCCGCATAGCTGTAGCAAACTTGAAAGCCGGGGCAATTGAGTTGGGTAATAAGCTCCTGCCCGTCTTCACCAAGATTGTTGGTTTCATTGGTAAGATGGTTGACGGCTTCAACGGCCTTTCGGATAGTACCCAGGCCTGGATAGGTAAACTTCTTGTAGCTACATCAGCCTTTGGTATCTTACTGACGCTCTTCGGGAAGGCTGCTACGGTACTAACTTCTCTTGGTGCAGGGGTTAGAATGCTTCAGGGTAAGGCTACAGGTCCTGGAATATTGGCACCAGAGAAGGTTGCTGCTGCCGGGGCTACTGCTGCTGAAGCTGGGGCTCTCGGGACAATTACTGGTGTAACGGCTTCTAATACTGCAGCCCGATCTGCCAATGCGGCAGCCGCTATGGCTCAATTTAGAGCTTCCGCCGGTGTTGCCATGGCACTGCAAACTGAGACCGCCGTCTTAACGGCTTCAGAGGCTGCTACTTTCCGCCTCGCGAGTGCTCAGATGGTTTATGAGGATGCGTTAGTAGCACAGACGGCTGCTAGGGCAAGGCAGGCGGCTGCAATTGCTGTCGAGTCGGATGCTATAGCGGCTTATGGTGTTCTCCAAGCCCAAGCAAATGTTGCTGCACGGGCATCAGTTGCTGCACAGAATGAACTTGCTGCTGCTACCGCGAGGCTTGCAGGTGTTCAAACTGAACAGTCGGTTGCTTACCTTGCAGGCCTGGAAGCCCAAGCAACTGCTGCAGCAACAAGGGCTACGGCTGCACAAGCTGCTCTTGCAGCCGATGGTCAAGCTGCAGTTGCACGCTCTGCTGCTACACATGCTGTGGCAGCCGCAGACACTGAACTTCTTGTCGCCAATCAAGCTGTTGTCGCTAGCCAGGCCGAAGTAACTGCTGCTACGACGGGTGCAACTGTAGCACTAAATGCCGAGGCAGGTGCCTTGTATAGAGCTGAAGCAGCAGCTACTAGTGGTGGCCTCGCTACAGGCTTCAGGGCTATTGGAGTTGCTATTAAGGGTATGGTTGCATCCATTGGTGCCTCGATAGCTGCACATCCAATTGGTTGGATTATTGGTACGGCTGCTGCACTAACTGCTGCCCTGGTTGTCTTCCAGAAGCTATCTGAGAAGACTGCAGCTACTGGTGAAGAGATGTCCAATACAATTGATGCCGTTACGAAGGATACTTCTGGGAAGCTTCGTGAATGGGCAACAACTGCTCTTGGAGGGGTCCTTAACGTACGTGCAGGTAAGATATCTTGGACGCCTACCGTTGACCTTCATATGCCTAACATCTCAGGTCTTGTTAAATGGACAAAGACTGCAGGTGTGGAAGAGCGCAAGCGCCTCCGTATGGAAGCCAACCAAACAAAGATTGAGTATGCAAAGTCTGCTGCACAAGTCGCCCTCTGGGGTGCTCAAGCAGCTGACAAGGCTATGGAAAAGATGATGGCCGGGCGGCACGGGGTCGATCCTAGGACGACTACGGCTTACAAGAATCTTGAGGCTACACGTAAGGCTATGGACGCGGAGTATGACCGTCTCATCAAGTCCGCTGAAGACTATGAAGCGAAGCGGTTACTAATTGAGAAGCGGTGGAAGCCTCGTATCATTGAAGCCCAGATTAAGGACATGGGTAACGCCATTGAGAAGTATCAAGGGCAACTAAAGAAGATACGTGCGCTACCCGAGGCTAAGCGCCAGACTGTAGAGGTCATCTTAAAAGAGCAACAGATTATTGACAAGATCAGGGACATCAAGAAGAGGCGAGACGACCTTACACGCAAGAACTGGGTAATCTTGGCTCGCCTCGATGCTCAACAAGTCCAGAATCGAATCGATACCATTAAGAACGCTCTGCAGCGCCTTAGTAAGCCTAGATATCCTGTAAAGGTTCGAATCGAGAAGCAGAACCTCGAGAAGGAAGCTGACCAGCTTCAAATTAAGCTCCGTAAGCTAGGTCGTGGGGCCAATTCAGCTAAACCCGAAGTCAAGCTACAAATGCAGACCATTACAGAAGACCTTGCAAAGGTCCGAGACCGCCTCAAGAAAATTGACGCGCAGAATCCAAAGCCGAAGCTCTCCGTAGAACAAAAGGCTTTGAAGAGGGCTTTAACGGCTGCTGAGAAGCGTCTGGAAGAGCTTAATGCGTATGTGGCAGAGCCTATAGTACGTGTTAATGATCAAGCCACTGAGGAAGCTCGAGCCATTAAATCTACTCTCGATGCTTTGTTCGATACGGCAATCGTTCAGACCATTACAGTCAACAAGGTAAATGCTGGCGAGGAACCTGTAGCCCTCGGGGGCATCTTCAATTTGACCAAAGCAACCAGGTTCCTTGCCGGTGAGGCCGGGCACGAGATTGCCGCCTTCTTCCCAATGAACAATCCTGGTAAAAACGCCCGTATGTTGGCTGCACTAACCAAGCAACTTGGAATCGCTCCCCCGGGCGCAAAGACATCTACGTTCCCCATAGGCCTAAATACCGAGAGCCGTTCAAGCAACGGAAGCAGAGAATCTCGCACCGTAGAGATACACCATACTAAAGTTGACGTCCTCGTTCCTGCTGGCACAACCATCGTAGGCACTGCCAAAGAGGTCAGCAACATCCTTGCCCCACATATCGATAAGGTACTCCAGCGCAACCAAGAGCGCCTCATCAGGAGGGGCCGCTAATGGCACTACCTACAACAGTCACCCTCAATGGGGTCAATATAAACAACGGCACTACCTATACAGTTCTCGAGGGAGTTGACCTAGGAGAGCGTACCAAGACGTGGAGCGAGTTCCAAGGGTTAAATGGCGATGTTATGCAATACAACGTTACCGAGGCCAACCTCGTTGAGATGCATATTCCCCTTCTCGTTAAAGGCACCTCACTTTCTACCTTTAATAACGCCATCAACGCCCTTAACGTCATCCTAGCACGCTCAACCAATACGTTCGTCTTCAACGACGGCGCCGAGACACTGACCTTCACCTGTGTACATTCCCCACGAGTGAAGTATGTCCGAGATCAAAACTCCCAGAATGGTTATTGGGCCAAAGTAGATTTGGTCTTGTACCGAAATCCTGTGTAAGGAGGCCTCATGGCACACAATGTGAAACTCGGAGTGGCTGCGGCAAATGCCGAGGCAGATGCAATCAGCGTCCTATGCAACAGTGGTACTATCAGCCTTTTCGATGGTACTCAGCCAACTACTGCTGATACGGCAATCAGTGACCAGTTGATGTATGCAACACTTACGTTCTCTTCGACTGCCCGCAATGGTAGTTCATCGAACGGTGTTGCTACCTTCAACGCCATTACACAAGATTCAGCGGCTGATCGTAATGGTACTCCTACCTGGTTTCGTGCTTACTCAAGCGCACGTGTTGGCTCAGCGGATACTGCTGCTGCACGTTTGTTCGACGGAACTGTGGGCGGTCCAGGATCTAACAGTGATTGTACTGTCGACGTACTGCCGATCGTTTCTGGTGCTACGGTCACTTGTTCCAGCATGACTTACACGGCTAACAGAGGCTGAACAATGCCCAAGGTTAACCTTCAACTCGTTCAGGGTGCAGGCAGACCTAACTTCGATGCCACGATTGGGATTAACAAGGGCTCTAACCCGATCAATAATCAGGCGGGCCTTATCAGCGCCCTTCTTCATGGTGGGAGCGTCGTTACTACGACCTTCAATGTAAAGACTCAGTACGGGGCCTCTGGCAATGGTACCGACGACGATTCCCTTCACATCAGGGACGCATTCAATGCGGCTCATACACATGCTCGTAATGGGGCCCATGCTACGGTTTACTTCCCTCCAGGGATCTACCGTATTAATACCATCTGGACAATGCCCCCTATTCGTACTAACGACTGGTATGAGAACTCTACACCTACTGTTAATCGTTCTGGTACTATCAAACTTTCTGGATACAATGCGACTATTAAGTACGATCCTGTTGTAGCTCCAGCTACTCGCACGCAGCGGTTCACCTTCCTTATGGCTCCAAATCCTGGCGGCAACTGGGTTACCTACGGGAATCTTGAAATTGAGGGCTTCGCCTTCGATAATGGTTTGCGTATACCTCAAGCCGATTGTGGTACGATCATTTGGGTTCAGGGTAATCAGACGAACATCGATAATATCACCATTAAAGATTGTACAACCTTTAATTATAAGCGACGCACAGTCACTATTGAGAATGGCTCTAGTAAGGGCGTTTTTCTTCACTCCGCTCAAGTTAATAGGGCCCAGGCACATACCTCCTACATTACTAACATAACTATTGATGGTTGCAATATTCAAGGCCAAGGTAAACCTATTACTATCCTCTGCCCTGCTACAGGAGAATCGGTTCTAGGCTTGAATAAAGTCATTGTAGACAATGTTTGGGTCAATAATACTGCAACGGATGTTTGTCACTTTACGGGTACTGGGATCCATCTGGGTAGTTATGCCTCGGGGTATCGCTGCAGAGTAACCAACTGCTCTGCCACAGATTCCTGTGATAACCTCATTGAGATTGATGCCTTCAACGAAGTTGAAGTGTCCAACTGTACTATGTCGGATGCCCCCTCAGGGATTGGCTTCACCTGGTTTAGCTACCCCTACAAGACTGATATGCCACAATATACCATTGATAACTGCCATTATACTGGTGGGCACAACTCTTACTGGCCTCCGAATGAGTCGTACCACGATATTTACAATACTCGTTCAACTTCGGCGTTCGGGTCAGTTACTCTTGGGGACGCAGATGTCGAACTTGTAGGGCGCAAGTGGGGGGATTTCTCCATCACCAACTGCACTTCCATACAGGGTGGCTATGACATAACAAATAGTTATAGCCCCATCTATCTTGAGGGTCCTATGAACTCGGTTACCCTTAACAATATAGACTTCACGGATACTGATACGAGTCCTGTTACTCCAACAATTGAGATCTACCAGTCACCTGCCGGCGGAACCTTGCCGATTAGCATCCATGATTGTCGTCGTAGTACTGGAGGAGCGTTTTCTCTCCTTACATCGTCTCAGGTTTACTTACAGGGTTCGAGAACCGTTACTACGGACATTTCAGGACTGACATGACCGTTGCTACTGACATAGCGGCTCTTAAGGCTCGTTGTACGACTCTTGAAAGGCGTGTCACCGCGGTTGAAGCCCGGAATACAAAGCAGTCGCAAGCGATCCTAGACCTGCAAAGTCGTATTAAGGCTCTAGAGGCCCTTAAGGCTCATTCCCTTACTATTTCAATTGCTTCCCCTGAGGAGCATAACTAGTGGCTATTTCGTATGTAGGTACAGGGGCAGTAGGTGCAGTTGGCACGGGAGATCTTACTGTCCCGTTACCCGCAGGTACGCAAGGAAATGACATCCTTCTGGTAGTTGCGGGGCTAAACGGTTCTGATACCCTTGCCTGCTCTGGCTATACAAAGAGGGCAGAGCGTACCGCCGGCGGCAGTAGTATCGGTATGGATCTAGTTGTTAGCCTTGAAATGCTTGGCAGGGCTCTGCGGTCAGAGCTCTCTGGCGGGGCTGTTAACCTTCTGCGATCTCAAATAGCAATGGATTCTGGCGATTATGATGGTGCAACCTACTACTTTGAAATCGTTGTTTCAACTGCCACGACGACTTCTTATAACGTAGTACTTTATGATGTCACTGGATCCTCAACTGCTGCCACTATTGCAACAGGGACTACGATTACTTCGTACCAGCGGATGCGTTCCTCCTCATTTACTCCAACATCAGGCAACCGTGTCTATTGCGTTAGAATGCCTCAAACTACGGCTCAAAGCGATGTTATTGTCTTTACTGCTCGCATCGTAGTAGTACAGTCGGGTGCAACTAAGACGCGCCTTCAAGTCCCTCTTGG